ATTACTAAAAGAAGTAGAAATCCAGAAAATCAAGGACGAAATCAATGAGGGTGTAAGACGAAAACAATCAAAAGTTTCCGCACTTGCATTCGCAAAGTTTTTGTCAAAACTTTAATCATTATAAATATGTTAATAAAACAACTCAAGGAGAAATCCCAATGTCAGAACTAGACAAGACAATTGAGGAACTAGAAGCGGAAGTTCAGGCTGAGCTTGAAGAAGCAAAGCAACCAACTGACGGTGCCGCTAAAGGTGAATCAATGGATAAAGTAGAAGGTGAAGTTCAAGACCTTGGCAAAGCTGTTGTTGACCCCGATGAGAAGAAAGGCCCAGATGCTGCCAAAGCAACCAAGCCGACTAAAGATGCTCAGAACAAGGGCGCAAAAGACGCTAAAGGTGATGACGAACCGACTAAAATTAAAGAACCTCTTGCCGCTGGTGATGAAGTAGATCACGATGGCGAGGAACTAGAAGAAGCTCGTATGACAAAAACAGAAATGTTGCAAGCAATGTATGACAAAATGGAAAACATGAAAGCAACAGAACTGAAAGCTGCATACGGTTCAATGATGGATGACAAGCATGAAGAAGAGAAAGAGGAAGAGACTGCAAAAGTTGATGAATCTACTCTTGATGAAAGACTTGCATCTGTAGATGTTTCGGAAGATGTTTCTGCACTTACAGAAGGTGAAGAACTATCAGAAGAATTTAAAGAAAAAGCATCCACAATTTTTGAAGCTGCTGTTAAATCAAAACTTCGTTCAGAAGTTGAGAGAATTGAGTCTGCAAAGACACAAGAAGTCGCTGAAGAAGTAAACAGAGTGCGTGATGAGGTGACTGAAAAAGTTGACGCATACATGAACTATGTTGTAGAAGAGTGGATGAAAGAAAATGAAATCGCAGTCGAAAGAGGCCTAAAAGGTGAAATCGCTGAGGACTTCATTTCTGGACTTAAATCTCTTTTTGAAGAACATTACATTGATGTTCCAGATGAGAAATACGACATTCTAGAATCTCAGTCTGCAAAGATTGACGAACTAGAGTCAAAACTTAACGAACAAATTGAAAAGTCTGCTGAATTGAAAAAGCAGAACGGACAGTTGGTTCGTGAAAGCGTCTTTGCAGAGATTGCTTCTGACTTGGCTGACACAGAAGTGGAGAAATTCAAGTCTCTTGCAGAAGATGTAGATTTTACAGATGAAGATTCTTTCAGAAGTAAACTCGACACGCTTAAGGAAAGTTATTTTCCAAAGGCAAAAACTGTCGCTGAATCTGTAGATTCCGAATCAAATGGTTCTGAATCTTACGATACAACTGGTGCTATGGCTGCTTACATGTCTGCCATTAGTAAAAATGTAAAGCGAGCTGCGGATTAAAGGTAAAACTTTAATTTTTTATAAATATTATTAGAAAAAAAACTCAATCAAGGAGAAATGAAAATGTTCCAAACAGAACATCTACAGGAAAAGTGGCAGCCAGTCCTAGAACACAATGATCTTAACCCGATCAAAGATTCTTATCGTAAGGCTGTAACCACTGTTATCCTAGAAAACCAAGAAAAAGCACTTCGTGAGGACAGAAATTTCCTTTCAGAAGCTGCACCAACTAACGCAACTGGTGGATCAGTTGATAATTGGGATCCAATCCTAATTTCACTTGTTCGCCGTGCAATGCCTAACCTCATCGCTTATGATGTTGCTGGTGTTCAACCAATGACAGGCCCAACAGGCTTGATCTTCGCAATGCGTTCACGTTATACTAACCAAGCAGGAACAGAGTCTATGTTCAACGAAGCTGATACAGACTTCTCTGGAACTGGAACTCAAGCAGGTGCTAACCCTGCTGTTCTTAACGATGCTTCTCCAGGCACATACACAACTGGTGCTGGTATGACAACTGCTGCTGCAGAAGCACTAGGTGATTCTGCTGGTAACTCTTTCGCAGAAATGGCGTTCTCAATCGAGAAACAAACCGTTACTGCAAAGTCTCGTGCTCTAAAAGCAGAATACACAATGGAACTTGCACAAGACCTTAAAGCAATTCATGGTCTTGACGCAGAGACAGAACTTGCAAACATCCTTTCTGCTGAAATTCTTGCAGAAATTAACCGTGAAGTTGTTAGAACTATCTACACAACTGCTAAAATCGGTGCTCAGACTGATACTGCAACTAGTGGTATCTTCGACATGGATGTTGACTCAAACGGACGTTGGTCAGTTGAGAAGTTCAAAGGACTTATGTTCCAAGTTGAAAGAGAAGCTAACGTAATTGCACAAACAACTCGTAGAGGAAAAGGTAACGTAATTATCTGTTCTTCTGATGTTGCTTCTGCTCTACAGATGGCTGGACAGTTGGATACATCACCTGCTCTTAACAACAACTTAAATGTTGACGATGCTGGTAACACATTTGCTGGTGTTCTTAACGGACGCTACAAAGTGTATATTGATCCATACTCTGCAAACGCTGCTGACAAGCAGTTCTTCGTAGTAGGTTATAAGGGAACATCTCCTTATGACGCTGGTATCTTCTACTGCCCATACGTTCCACTACAGATGGTTCGTGCGGTTGGTGAGAACACATTCCAACCAAAGATTGGCTTTAAGACACGTTATGGTCTAACTGCCAACCCATTTGCAGAAGGAACAACTGCTGCTCTTGGTGCTTTGAATGCGAATGCGAACAACTACTACCGTAGAGTTCAAGTTACAAACATCATGTAACATAAAAAGAGTTAGGTTACACTAACCAAATTCAAAGGGAGTCCTTCGGGGCTCCCTTTTTTTATGCCCATATTCCTTATAAATAGTAGAAACTAAAGGAAATTAAAAAATGGCAATTACTACTGCAATTGATAGACAACCAGAAAATTTTGATTTGGCTCGTCCAACTCAATTTAAGTTTGATATTCTAAAAATTCCTAATACTGTATACTTTGTTACAGAAATCAATCTGCCGGGCATTGCGTTTGGTGGAGATGCTGTTCTGAACAGTAGATATAAGTCTATGCCTTTTATGGGTGATACACTAGATTTTAGTCCACTAGAGGTATCTTTCAATGTTCAAGAAAATCTAAAGAACTATAGAGAGATACATGATTGGATGATTGGTATTGGTTTCCCCAAATCCCCAACACAATTTGCTGGAGCAATTGCAAACGAACAAACAAAAGAAATTGGTAATCCAGGCAAAGGTAGTGTGACAAATCCCTCAGTATTAACTAGTGATGCAACACTCACTATTTTGACAAACAAAAATAATCCTTCGATTTCTGTTAAATTTAGAAATGTATATCCTACATCTCTTAGTGGTTTACAGTTTGATTCTAAGGATACCGCTGCAAACGGACTAACTGCAACAGTGACCTTCAATTACGATTTATACGAAATTGAAGTATTATAAATATAGTTGAGCAGACAATACGGTTGACTTGAACATCAACTTTGAGTCTCCTCAGTGAGATAATATAGAACAGCAAGTTCTAACCATTCTCTGCTCACTTTATAATTAAGGATGTGAAATATTATGACATTAGATGAACTACAGGCAATCGCCGAAAAAGACTTGAAGATAGATGACTTAGAATTAGCATCTGAATCTACAAGAAATGCAGCTCTACACCAAAAGTATTTGGAGTTCCTAAACCACTACAAAGGACTTCTTATTAAAAAGAGAGCATCTCATAAAGTTCTAAATCGTGATAAATGGGAATACTATACTGGTAAAGCAGAACCCCAAATTTATCGTGATAATCCTTTCGATCATAAAATTCTCAAAACAGACTTGCACATTTACATGGATGCAGACGATGATCTTCGTCAATCTGTAGCACTGATTCAGTATTATGAAATGTGTGTGGATACATGCGAGAGAATTTTGAAGAATATTTCAGATAGACAGTGGAACATCAAAAATGCAATTGCGTGGCGGAAGTTTGAAAACGGTGATGTTTAGTGACAAAGATTACAAAAAAAGATGAAGTCTATCTTAAAGTCGATACTGAAGCCTCTACAGCAAGAGCGCTCTCAGATTACTTTACTTTTGAAGTGCCAGGCGCTCGTTTTATGCCTGCTTATCGCAATCGGATTTGGGATGGAAAAATTAGGTTATTTTCCCCACAAACAGGAGAACTCTATGTTGGTCTCTTACCATACTTGGAAAAGTATTTAAAAGAGTGGGGTGAAGAATATACATTAAGTGAGGAATTAAAAAATGAAAGACAAATCGACCCAAGAATATTGGATGGTTTCATTGGACAACTTGGACTTCGGTCTAGAGGACAATCTATACGACCTCGTGATTATCAAGTTAGTGCAGTGGAGTATGCTATTAGAAACCATAGGGCTCTTCTTCTTAGTCCTACTGCTTCAGGCAAGTCGCTTATAATTTATATTCTAATACGATATTATATGTTGCTTTTGAAAGAACAAGCAACAAATAAGGTTCTTATTCTTGTTCCAACAACATCTCTAGTAGAACAGATGTATTCTGATTTTGTGGACTATGGTTGGGATGAGAAACACATGCAAAAAATCTATAGCGGACATGACAAAGAAGTAACGAAATCAGTTGTTATTTCTACTTGGCAGTCTATATACAAATTCCCCAAAAAATACTTTGAACAATTTGGTATGGTGGTTGGTGATGAAGCACATCTATTCAAAGCAAAATCACTTACTTCTATTCTTACAAAAATGACTTTATGTAAATACCGTTTTGGACTTACAGGAACATTAGATGGAATGCAAACACATCGTTTGGTTCTTGAAGGACTGTTCGGAACACTAAATAAGGTTGTTTCAACAAAAGAGTTGATTGATAAAAAGACACTTGCAGAATTCAAGATTAAGTCTTTAGTATTGACATATCCAGAAGAACAGTGTAAGCTGGTAAAAGATATGAATTACCAAGACGAACTGGATTACATAGTGACGCACCAAAAGAGAAACGAATTCATAAGGGATTTGTCACTCAATCTAAAAGGAAATACATTAGTATTATTTCAATTTGTAGAGAAACACGGTAGTATTCTTTACGATATGATTAATAATAGTGTCGATGAAAACAGAAAGGTTTTCTATGTGTTCGGTGGAACAGATACGACAGCTCGTGAAAAAATTAGAGAAATCACAGAAACCCAGAAGGATGCAATCATCGTTGCATCGTATGGCACTTTTTCTACTGGTATCAATATTCGTCATCTTCATAACATCGTGTTCTCTTCACCGTCCAAAAGTAGAATTAGAGTCTTGCAATCCATTGGAAGGGGTCTGCGACAAGGTGATAATAAAACTTCAGCTCGACTATTAGATATAGCAGACGATTTCACTTATAAAAGTAAAAGGAATTTCACACTTGGACACTTTATGGAACGAATAAATATCTATAATGAAGAACAGTTCGATTACGAAATTCAAAGGATTAGAATAAAATGAAAAACCATCAGATACTAAAGTTGTCCAGTGGTGAGGAGATTATTTGTAATTTATTGGGCGATGAACACCCCAGAACATATGAAATAGAATCCCCATTGAAGGTCAACGCTGTTCCTAGAATGACTAGGACAGGAGTAGAAGAAGCGATTTCTTTACAGAGATGGGTTCATTTTTCTGAAGGCGAAACTTACGCCATTAATAAGAGTTCAGTTATGATTATAACAAAAGCTTCTGCCGGACTATCCAAGTTTTACGAACATTGTATTA